ATCGTAAAATGGCAAAGAACCCTATTACCGTAAACCACCCAATTTACAATGTAAGTATAAACACGGCATCCGAATAACAAAAGGAAAGTGAGGACTTTACAAAACCACAAAATCCAAAATCGGCGGATGCCTACCGGCATAGAAAGAGAGAAATATGGAACAGAACAAAGAAGCAGCAACACAGAATAAGCAGAGAGAGGCGGAAGTATGCAGAGAGAAGAAACAGACCGCATGGGACAAATGGAAAGAGGACACACTGCGGAAGTTCAACCGGACTGCATGACAGAGGCATACACCGTAGGGATCTCTGAAACGCATATCAGAAACAATGCAACGGTATTCCGAGTATGGCAGATGATAGAGCACGGAGAACTTACAGGAGAAGAGGGATTGTACCTCATGGTAAATACGCTTGCGGATGAAAACCATCGTCTGAATCAAATGTGTAATAACCTAATAATGAGGATGCCGTCACGTCTGCTCGTAGAAACAATAACAGGCAAAAATTAAAAATCGGCGGAGGCTTACGCCTCATAGGAGGTAAAACCAGATGAGCAATGAAAACAGCAATTCCCAAAATTCCCCGGAAAATAAAAAGAGGTCTTGGTACTGGGAAGATAAACCGGTATCTCCGTTTGTGGAAAATGCGTCTATGATGCCGTCACTTATGGTATGCAATGGTTGTCCGGGATGGGGAGCTGAGAGATGCCATAGATGCAGTCCGTTATCCGGCGGAGTAAAAACCGTGTAGGAGGAATTGAAATGCAAATCAAAAAAGAACCGTGGTATAAAAGGCTATTCGACAAGATTTTAGTATCGTGTTTTCTTCCGTGCAAGCATGAGTGGGAAGTGTTGGAAGTCCTCTGGACGGCACATGATTACAGCGGTTTTAAGTACGATGTATGCAGATGTGGGTGTAAGAAATGCGGAGAGATAAGAATTGAGAAATTTTTAGTGTAAAAGACGGAGGTAGAGAGATGGTAAAGACGGTTGTTGCGGTTATCGTAGGGTTAGTTTTGCTCAATACAGCGTGGTTTGTATTGAAAATTGTGATTCTGATAGTGGCAGAGAGAAGAGAATACGAAAAATACAGATACAAAAGCCCTTATCAGTCTCCACACAGAGAGGCTTTTATCATGGAGTGCTCAGGCCCGAATAGCAGTCCATACGCAAGGCAGTTGGATAAGTGCATCAAAAAGATGGATAGGGAACAGAAACGCATAGCGAAAATCAAATTGAAATCAGACAAGAAACTGTCGAATATGAGCATTTAGAGAATTTTGACGTATCGGAGGATGTGCGAAATGGATAGACCGGTAGAAATCACAAGAAGCTATGCAGAGTGCAAATTCTGTAACGATATTGCTGATATGTGCAATGAGATACCAGATTGTACTCACTGTGAGAATAGAAAAGGAACATGGATAGATACAATCACGAGCCTGCTTGGCACAAAAGCGGTTGTCGTTCTGGAAGATGGCAAAGTGGAGACATATCCACTGGATAGACTTAAAGTTATCACAAAGAGGGAGAGATAATGAAAATTATTGAAGAAATTGGCGAAGCTGCAATGTTGGAACAGCTTGCAGAGGAATGTACCGAACTTGCAAAGGCAGCACTCAAAATGGCAAGGATCATACGAAAAGAGAATCCGACACCTGTAACAGAGAAAGATGCTATTGCAAATATCAGAGAAGAGTACACGGATGTCGTACAGTGTGCCGGAGAACTTTCATTGACCGTAGATGAGGAACAGATGGCACGCAAACACGAACGGTGGGAAAAGAGAGTGAGGGATAGAACATGATACCATTCAGGCATTGCATAAGGGAACCGCACGGATCGGCAGTGAAATTTGAGATACTGGCAGCAGCACCGAATGAGTTTCAGGTACGTTACCCAGATTATGATTACATTAAAATGGGAGTCGGACCATCAGTGATGTATAACAGAGAACAATTACTGTGTTTCCTATTGGCGTATGACAAGACAGAGTGCCTTGAATTTATGGAAAAACTGTATCATCACATGGGATGGTCTACAGAAAAGCTGCATGAGAATCCGGCGTTTGCCGAAGTGATAAAGGAGAAAGAGACATGATAGCACGTTTCTTGCAGGATATTGTCGTGAACGACATTGAGAAGAATATGGAAATGGATATCGACAAAGGAGAAGAACTCTTTGCCATAGACAGAGGGAATTTCTACGAATTGCGTAAGCCGAATGGGTGGGGAACAATGGCGCCCAAGGAGTGCGAGGGCAAGTATTATGAAATCGTGAGGGATTGAGTATGATGTACGGAACCAAAAGCGGAACTTTATACATTGACGATATTCCACTGGGAGATATGAAACAGTTGGAAGAGATTTCTGCCCCGGACATAGATGCCGAATATGACGGATTATCTCTGGAAAAGAGCTGCGAGATTGATTTCAAGGTAACTATGAAGCAGTCTGCCATAAATAAGATATTCAGACCGTGTTTCGGCATAGAGCCGTACAGAAATCTTGATAAGTGTGGTAAGTGCAATCTGAAAAATGACTGCGTGAAAGCCAAGATAGAGAACAATTTCAACATGAAAACAAGGAGGATAACCACAAGTGGGAGAAATTAGTTTCAAAGAGAACGAACTGTATCAGGAAATTGAGCTGTTCGTGGACGGAGAGAAAATCGGAGAGGCAGAGGTTGAGATTAAAGGAAAAATGTTGTCGAGACTGAGCATCTTTCCGCCATATCAGGATAAGGGATATGGAACCCAGATTGTATCAATGCTCAATGAGAAGTACGGATGCAATGTACTGTGGGTCAATGCGGACAATGCAAGAGCGATACACACCTATGAGAAGAACGGCTATGCAATATCTAAGCCAACAATGTATCTGATGGAGCGGAATTAGAGGGAAAACCTTTAATTATAAAAGAAAATAGGAGGATAAACACATGGGCGAGAAAGAAAAACATCCTTGGAAACCACCGGAATTAGCACCACCGATGCCGGATTTTGACGATTTTTCAATCAGTGCGTGGCTGAAAACACCACCGATACTGCCGAAAGGATTATACCCGGACGAGAAAAACTATACGGCTGTTGCAGCACATGAGCAGGAACACAGAACACGAATGATCGGTGTGGAGCCACCACTGTTTACCACAAGATTGATGGGATACGAGCGGATGGAAGCACCGAAGTTCAGACCGAAGGATTTGGAAGTGGCAAGCATAACTGAGAAGATAGGCAAGACCATGGATAAAGTATATGATGCACAGATGGGGTTGCTCCAGGAACAGGTCTTTGCAAGCTGCGGTATTCCGGGAGAGGTAATGTTTGGAGACATTTTTAAGGATTTAGGATTAAAGGAGGACAATATGGATAGAAGTTTAGCTGATAAGAAATTTAAGAAAGTAACAATCGAGTGTGAAGATGGCAGCACTTACGCAGGAAAGGTTACTCATATTTGTGGCAGTCCTTACCGCTATAACAATCTGTGCGTTGAGGCAATGATCGAGGACAAACCTATTGCTGCATACGGAATTGAAAACGTAATATTCCAGAATCCGGCAACAATCGTATTTTGGTCTGACGGCACAAAGACGGTTGTAAACTGCATGGATAATGTGGAAATCAAGAAAAAGGTTGTTGATGGCAAGGAAATAACCATCCGTAAGCCTAAAAAGGCTGATACCTATTCCGAGGAAGCCGGTCTGGCTATGGCTATCGTGAAGAAATGGGCCGGCAACAACGGAAATTACAACAACATTTTCCGTGAGTTCATTCCTGAGATGGCACAGTCTGAGAAAGAGGCAAAGAAAGCTGCCAAGAAAGCTAAAAAGGCACAGAAATCGGAGGAATAACCAATGACGCTGAGGGAATTTGCCAAAGGATATGACGGAAACATTATGCTGAAAGCATTTGAGAATGAGAAATCAACAGCTCCGGCAGCAATTATGATGACTCAGATTACGGATTCTATCAAGGATGAGGTTCTTGACAAAGAAGTATACAGCTACACAATGGTTTGCACTTCACTGTTTGAACGGTATCTGAGAGTGAATTTTGAAGCTGTGCCGGAGATCCCAAACGAAACGGAGGAAACCACATGAGAACCTATTTTTTTGACACAGAGTTTACTGGTCTGCGTAAGGACACAACTCTTATCAGCATAGGAATTGTCTCAGACACAGGAGATAGGTTCTATGCAGAGTTGACGGACTATGATGAGGGTATGTGTGATGAATGGATTGAGAAGAATGTTCTCGATCATTTGGTTTTGAGTGGCAATGCGGAGTTAGAAGAAAGCCTGGCAGCCGACAATAAAACAACGACTGTAATCGGCAGTAAGGCAGATGTTTGTTGCGAACTTATGGAATGGCTTGAAATGGACGCTAATTTTGACAGTGATTATGCTGCGGTATTCGTTTCAGATGTCTCGCATTACGATATGGTGTTACTGATTGACTTATTGGCAGGAAACGCTATGAAGTTGCCTGAGTTTATTACACCGGCTTGTCACGACATCAATCAGGACATTGCAACGATGCTTGATATTTCAGAAAAGGCAGCTTTTGACATTTCGAGAGAGCAGTTACTTACGGACAGAGGAATTGCTTTGCCGAAAGGTCAGAAACACAATGCACTCTACGATGCGGAGGTTATCAAGGCAATCTATGATGATTTCTATGTGGGGGGGTAATTAAGGAGGCCACGAATGGATAAGGGACAGATTTTATGCGATTACAGGACTGCGAAGAATCACAAAAAGCAGATCCCCATTCTGGCAGAACTTAATGCCTGCAGTAAAGAAGAAATCATTGATATTCTTACGGAGGGTGGCTACACACGGACATTCAATACCAACGGCGTTGATATATCCGTAAAACGGAAAGAGATTGAGAATAGATATGCCAATGGGGATGATGTAGCCACTCTTGCCATGGCGTATCACATCTCAAAGAAAGCAATCAGGACATTGCTCAATGTACCTGAGACGGAGGATGATAAACCTATGGAAAGTAAAGATACCCAAACGTGCAAAGAAACCATTAACAGACTGCATGAGGAATTGAATGAGGCAAACGATAAAATCCTCTCTCTGACAAAACAGTTGGACGGAGAGAGAAACGATAACACCGCCTTGAAAGAACAGATGGCGAGCATGGAGGCGAAGATAAAAGAACTGAAATCTCATGCGGCGGAAAGTGACAGTTTTTACAGCAGATACCAGGACCAGTGTATCAAAATCAATCAGCTCAATACAACCATTGATGTTCTGATTGACAAGATCAATCTGTTAAAGGCGGTGTACGCATGAAAGATAACGGAATTGAGGTAAGAGTAGCTGACTACTGTGCTTTCTGTGGAGACTTTGAGCCGGACGTTGAGAAAATAGATGCCTCTTGCGCAGCTGATAAAGTACCGAGAGTTCTGACAACGATCAGGTGCAAGGATGCCAAGAAATGTGCAGTTATCTATGAGAGGGCAAAGGAGGCATTGCGTGAAAAATCAGAGATGGTACAGAGTAACATTTGAGACTTTGGAAAGGAAACCCATCAGGAGAACCGTTGAGGTACTTAGCACGGACAGCGTTCATGCGTCTGCTCTGGTATATCAGCAGTTCGGTAGAAAGAAAATCAAGGTAAAATCTGCCAAGAAAGTAAAGGAGAGCGAATGATGGATAATTTGAACTTGAAACCGCAGTCCCCGGATGAAGTAAAAACCATGATGTGGACTGGGGAAAATCAGCGTGAAATGTTCGATCTGCTTACTTGCGGTAAGAAAATTGATGATTATATGACTGCCAGTGGAGAGAACTTTTTCATAGACCATAACACCGTAAAAGGTGGGTTGGTGCTCATTACCAACATAGGAAATCAGTGCGGATGCAAAATACCGGTAAAGATAGGGGATTATGTGTGCGGCCGCAGATATGGAGATAAATGGTGCTTTTCCGTTGCGGACGGTGCGGCTTTTGAGAACAATACTTGTGGAACTCTCAAAAAGAGAGATGAGAAACGAAAACCGATAGACATATTCAAAGACCAGGAGCAGTTAGAAGAGTGCCTGAGAGAGTGGCAGCACAGGTTATTCCTTGATGGGTGGCTGATATTGGCACACGTTGAGGATAAAATTATGAATCCTAATGGAGAAGAGGTAATTGACGCTGCCGGGTATAACACATTCGTATTTGAATCCAGTCAGGCGAACATCCAGTTACTCAGCGATGAATCTTACAAAGAGAACAATACATTGTTCAAACACTGCATGGAAAAGGATCTTGTGCATGAACTTTTACATTGCAAGTACGATTGGATGGGATGCCAGGGTGGAACCTATGAGGGCGTGTATCTGGATGCGACCGAACACCAGAAGCTAGAGGAAATGGCAAAGAGTCTTATCATGGCAAAATATGGTGTCAGTTATGATTACTTCATGTGAGGTGCAATATGACAACGGTGGTGGTCTATAAGACCGATACAAAAGAAGTTCTGGCAGCTATTCCGATGGACGGCGGAGATGCCGTCTGCCGGAATGATGTGGAATTTCAGATTTACAACGGAACAGAGCCAATATTCTCGGAAACTCCCAGAGGAATCGTATTGGCAGAAAACAAATTTATGATAAAGATGGAGGGCAACAACAATGAAAAATAAAGGAACATGGATTATTGTCGGCATTGTAGCCGCATTTGTATTACTGACTGCAGGAATTTTCGTAACAACGAACAACAGAGCCATTTCGTTAGAGGAACAGGTTCTTACGGCAGACTCCGATGTGCAGACGCAGGAGAAACGTAGAGCCGATCTCATCTACAATCTGGCAGACTGCGTAAAAGAATATGATAAGCATGAGGCAGATACGCTTTTGGCAGTTGTTGACGCAAGGAACAATGGCGGTGTGGATATTGAGAATGTCACAACTTCCATTGCTGCGGTTGCGGAGCAGTACCCGGAACTGAAATCGAATGAAAATTATAAAGAGCTTATGAATGAATTGGCTACGACTGAAAATCTGATTGCACAGTACAGACAGTCCTATAACAATGAAGTCCGGGCATACAAGAAATATGTGCGTAAGTTCCCTCATAAGCAGATCTTAGGAATGATGGGATATGAGGTTATCAATTATTCATATCTGGAATACAGCACAGAGGACAGGCAGCCGGTAAGCAATCTGTTTGGAGAATAAGCCTATGAGAAAATGGAGTACGATAATCTACTCCGGCAGTGGTTGGGATTTGACGGTGCGAGAACTCATGTTTAGCATCGTCATTATCCTTGTCATGCTCACGGGTGGATTTTTCATCAGTGAAAAGATTTCTTCCTCATGCGACAACAAAAATGAGGAATATTATCAGGCAATTAAGATCGATAATGACGCAGAACAGTTCCAGTATGGAATGAGAACCAATGTAGGCAATGCGTTTGTAAAAGGAACTCTGTCGGTTGTAGATCCGGTTACTGACTCTGATATTGATGGCGAATATGCCTACATAGAAGTCAGAGAGGAACATTACAACCAACACACCAGACAGGTAGCCCATACGACAACGATAAATGGAAAATCCCACACATATTACACAACGGAAACTTACTATTCGTGGGATTATTACGACAGTTGGGAAAAACATAGCGAAAAGGTATCATTTCTTGGCGTTGAATTTCCATACGGCACAATATCCATGCCGGGAGACTATCATATAGACACACAGAAGAAATCAAGCCGTGTGCGATATAAGTATTATGTCATAGACACTGCCTACGATGGTGTCATTTATACAGAACTGAAAGATAACACGATAAGCAATGGCAGCACGTTCATTCAGACTGATACGTTAGATAGTGCTGTGGATTACATGGTAAGCAGCAGTACGGCGATGATAGTCGGATTCTGGATGCTATGGATTGTCTTTATAGGGGCGGCGGTATACGGATTCTGCTATTTGGATAACAGATGGTTGGAGGATGAGTAATGTTTATAGTAAATCAGGATAGAAATACGACAATCAACATGGGAAATGTGAAAGAAATCTCATTGCATGGGAAACAAATCTTTGCAGACGATACCGTAATTGGTAAGTACGGAACGGAAGAAAGAACAGATCAGGTCTACAATGAAATGCTGCAAACCCTATTTTCCCCATACATGATGTTGAAAGATGCAGAGTTGCCGCCGGACGCAATGAAAAACTTTGCAAACGGAAATGTGATTCTGCTGAAAAGTGCGGACAGAGAGCCTGACGTGAAGTTTTATGACAATGGATTATATTATATGCCGGAGGAATAGAGATGAAAGATTTGATTTTTGCACTTATATGGTTTGTGGTACTGGGAATTTATATCTTTGTGAGTTGGAAAGATGCAAAGTCCAACAACGATGTGAAAAAGGAAATCACACAGATGAATGAACTGCTCTTAGAACAGAACACACAGCTCAGAAAGCAGAACGATCATCTGAATATGGTTATCTTGAGTGTTTGCAGTAAGAGTGTAAGAGATAGACAACAGAAGAAAGATGGTAAAACCAATGATGAGACAGAGAAAGAGAAACAATAAGCCACATTGGCGGAAAAGACCACAGAGAAAGTTACAAGATCAATCAATGCCAATGCCGGAACCGTCCGTTGAATTTCAAAACACCTACACTTTCAGACCGATAGAGACGTACCAGGTATGCAAACACCTTGATATATTCCAAGCAGGTCGAGAGGATATAGCAGGTTTTGTCCATAGGAAAATGGCACAAGAAATGGGTATGAAACTTGCACAAGACGGAATACTCGTATTCGACACAGAACCAGATTCTAAAAACTGCGGAATCGTTGTCAGGGCAAGAGTTGATGTAATAAGACCGAAGTAAAAATACAGAGCCGTGTAGAGCCGTGAGAAAGGATGAATTTTCATGGCTCAACACGAACTATCGAATAAAGAGATTATCGTAAGGCTTCTGAAAAGCGATCTGAGTGACTATGACAATCTTCTGTCCTTACTCGGAATGGCAAATGAGGTTATCCGGGAAGATAAAGAACTTTCGCGGAAATTAGCGAATAAGGTCAGATTCCTTGCACTGAGACTGTGTGCGACAGGAGATATTAAATATTACAATTTGTACAATAAGGCTCTTTTGTTCTTGGCACAGGAACATAAGGATTTTGACTCTTATCTGCTTTATGTGGAAAAGAACAGAGATCCAGAGGACAGATACTATCAGCCACGAAGAAATAAGATTTATTGGCTTGTACAGAAGATGCAGAGGCTTATTGATGATGAGTTGGATATTCTATCAATATCAATGCCTCCTGGCACCGGCAAGACCACACTGGGAGAGTTTTTCATATCGTTTGTAATGGGGCATTACCCAAACACACCAAACCTTATGTCCTCCCATTCTGGATTCATGACGAGAATGTTCTACGATGCCGTTCTCAACATAATTACCAGTAATGAATATTGTTGGAGCGATGTGTTCCCGGATATTGTATTTGAGGGAAACAACGCAAAAGAAGAGACAATAAACCTTGGAAGATGGCAGCCGTTTAAGACACTGACCTGCAGACCAATCAGAGGTTCCCTTACCGGTGTTACCCGTTGTGAGGGATTTCTGTATGTGGATGATTTGGTTTCCGGTATCGAAGAGGCTCTGTCTATTGATCGTCTGGATAAGTTGTACGGAGAGTACACCACAGACCTTAAATCTCGTAAAAAGAAGAAAGCAAAAGAGATCCACATTGCAACCCGATGGAGTGTGCATGATGTTATTGGCCGGCTTGAAAGAATGTATGAGGGCAATCCGAGGGCAGAGTTCATTGCTGTTCCAGATATTGATCCTCAGACCGGAAAAAGCAACTTTGATTACGATTACGATGTTGGATTTGATGAGAAATACTTCCACGATATGGAAATGTCGATGGATGATGTTTCATATCGCTGCCTGTATAAGAGCGATCCGATTGAGAGAGAGGGTATTCTGTATCATCCAACAGAATTACAGAGATATATCGGAGGACTGCCGGACAGAGAACCGGATTCTATATTGGCAATCTGCGATACCAAGGACACCGGTACAGACTACAACTTCCTCGGAGTTTTCTATCAGTATGGAGACAGATACTATCTGGAAGATCTGGTATTCAAGAACATCGACCCTGGGACCTTGGACGAACTCAACTCAGATATGCTTGTTAAGCATCATGTACAGCAGGCACAGTTCGAGAGCAACAAAGAGGGTAGCAGAACCGCAAATGAAGTTGAGAGACTTGTCAAAGCAAAAGGCGGCAGATGCCATATCACGAAGAAATACACTACTCAGAACAAAGAGACCAAGATCATCGTCAATTCTTCATGGGTTAAGGAACACGTCATATTCAAGGATATTACAGAATATGAGCCTAAGAGTGATTACGGTGTGATGATGTCATTCCTTTGCAGTTATACACAGCTCGGAAAGAATAAACATGATGATGCGCCGGACACTCTGGCAATGTTCGCCCAGTTTGTAGATGCTCTTCTTGGCGGAGAGGGACAGGTAGTAAAGAGAAGTGACTTAGGAATATAGAAAGGGATAGCATGGGACAATATAGTTTCGCCACCAACTTAAAAAAAGAAAGAACGAATAGGGGAATTACACAACACGAACTTGCAACGGGCGTTCATGTGGCGCAGAATACCGTGAGCGATTGGGAACAATGCAAAAGTTATCCGTCAATCGACAAGATATACGATATAGCAAATTTTCTCAAAATCCCTGTAAGCAAGTTGATTTCTGATGTTCAGAAAAATGGCTGTAAAGCCGACTGCACACAGAAAAACAAATTTTTTTGAAAATTTTGTTTATTCCACTTGACAAAGAATGTTTAGTACGCTATACTACGACCATACCAAGTGACACGGATATAAGTTAAGCGGAGTGAACACAAGGTATTTGGCATTAAAGTTTCTCCTAACCATTACGGCACAGCAACAGTGCCGTAATATGGGAAGTAAGCTAACTCGGTAGAAGCGATGGACTGAAAATCCATAGGAGTTGGTTCGACACCAACACTTCCCACTCAGGATTACTGTTCCCCGACAGCAATCCTACATCGGAGGGTTCCCACTTATGATAATCCTCCGAAACCTCACATAGAATCTCCCCAGTGTGAGGTATGGACCATTAGCTCAGTTGGTTAGAGCATCCGGCTCATAACCGGACGGTCTGGGGTTCGAGTCCCTGATGGTCCACGCATGGCAATCCGGCACGAAACTATAAATATAGCCATGGCAGTGAAGCTACGCCAAGATACACCGGAGGAAGTAAGGCGGCTGAGTGCGGCGGTGCAGTGCAGAAACGGTATGACTACCGCATGACCGTGACGGCTACCAGAGGTAGCAGACAAGAGAGGATGCAAAAAGATGTATATTCCTGAATTTTGGTGCGGTGTTGCCGCAACGATAATCACAGAAGTAATAATTGCAATCGCATATTCCATATATGCAGACCACAAGAAAGGAGGCAAGAAGTAATGAACAAAGCTGAATTAGTACAGGCTATGGCTGATGAAGCCGGACTTTCTAAGAGTGATGCTGAAAAGGCGCTCAACGCATTTGTGGAAGTTGTCGGCGGAGAACTTGGCAAAGGTGGAAAAGTGCAGTTGGTCGGTTTCGGAACATTTGAAGTGACTGAGCGTGCTGCCAGAGTTGGCAAGAATCCACAGAACGGTAAAGAGATTTCCATTCCGGCTTGCAAAGCACCTAAGTTCAAAGCTGGTAAAGCACTGAAAGATGAAGTGAATCGCTAAATGATCGGAGCGAACTTGGTGTAGTGTGGTGGTTCGATTCCACCTGTGGGTGTAGCTCTAGCGATTAAGATTCCCACCGCTTCTTTCCTAATGTTCTTGGCGATACAAAGAAAATTCGGGGCGAACGGCAACGATTGGTGGTGTTGCGGCGGACTGTAAATCCGTTCCCTCGTGGTAAACATTGGAGGTTCAATTCCTCTTTCGCCCATTTCGGTGTAATGAGCCGAGAAAGTAATCTTGCAAGAAAAAATCAATATCAGGAACCCATTTACGCTTGTGCGGTTAATTGCCTTTCGGTAAAAAGGAACGCTCCTCTGTTCGATTAGTCAAGCGGTCAAGATACCACCTTTTCACGGTGGGGACGGGAGTTCGATTCTCCCATCGAACATTTCAACTGAGAATAACGCTGACTGTTTATAGTTGGTTTAGTGTTCCGGCTGAAAAGTATTGGCGAAAGCCGTGGTAAGCAATCATTAAATAGGGAGATTGCAATGCTCACTGAGAGGCTTATGTGAGTAGTCTGGGAAAGCCGACAGGACTTAAAATTGGAGAGCTTGCGTAAGTCACGCTAAAGACCACTGTTGCAACGGTGCCTACGATAGCATAACTGGAAATGCCACGGACACCATGCCGGGGAAAGTGGGGTTCAACTCCCCACCGTAGGACGAGCGGATTTCTTAACTGATTTTCTTAGTCCGGCTTTAACAGGAAAGAAAATTGGCGGTGGCGAGGTTCCGGTGATCACCAAGTGCTTTTTCATTACCAAGAGTTTTTAAGAAAAACTCCGGTGCGGAAAATTTACTGCTTAGAGTGCACGAGCGTTACAGCGATTTAAGCGGCGGTGGAAACTTCCGAGAAAGACCTGATTATAGATGTGCGTGAGCCGTAACCAATCGAGCCGTCATGCTTAGTCAGGCGCAGAGGAATGTAGTAGAGGCGGAGAACTGCGATAACAACGTACATCCGAGGTAAGGCGATAAAGAGTTGGACTCGCCAGAGGTTCTTTGAGTATGTAGTCGGTGGATTATGAGAACCATGTGGAGGGGTGTAAGGTCCGAGAACCACATTAAAAAATGAAATACCTTTGTTGGCAACTGTCTTACACGTTGCATCGGTTCGGTAGTGGCAACCATCCAAGCTGCCGCCGGACTGCATTGGGGTATAGCTCAGATGGATAGAGCACAACACTACGGATGTTGGTTAGCGCAGGTTCGAGTCCTGTTACTCCAATAATGGCTTGTAGCTCAGTGGTAGAGCGTCTGACTGTTAATCAGAATGTCGTGGGTTCGATCCCCACCTTGCCAGTTGGAGACACTTGACTTACTCTTTCAAAGCACTCCATAAAAAGGTTACGAAAGGGCGTTTACGACCGGCGGATAGAGGAGCTCCGACTTGTACGTTACCAAGGGAAAACTACTCTGCCGTGTGTCCGGTTGGTCGAGGGTGCGGTCTTGAAAACCGTCTGGATGTAAAAGTCTCTGGGGTTCAAATCCCTAACACGGCGTTTATATGGCTCTATGGTATAAAGGTTATTACGCCCGACTGTCTATCGGAAAATTTGGGTTCGATTCCCAATAGAGTCGTTATGGTGCATTGCCGTAATGGTAGCGGAGTGGCTTGCTAAGCCATCCGGCAGAAATGCCGTATAGGTTCGATTCCTATATGCACCGCTATGAGGCCGTATTCCACCGGTGGAGGAGGTCTCAGAATTTGGAGTTGCCGGAATAGGTAGACGGATAATCATAGTAAAGGAATGGGGTAGGCGAAAGGTAGGCGCGAGGACAAGCCACAGAAACAGCCGTAATCCTACCGCCCCAATAAACTACTGAAAATCATAACTATTGTACCGAGTACCAACAGCGAAAGGTGTGGCTAACAGTAGCATAGTTCCATAGTGGGTGCAAATCCCATTACTCCAAAGCCGTCCTGACTTCGGACGCTAAACCAGTTGGGGTTAGAGAGATTACCCGAAAGATAGTTCCTATTGGCATACCCGGTGGTTAGGGTGTATCACAGCAAACCATAGTGAGTGTACGGAAATATTTAATCAAGTCCACCGTTCAGGATGTCGGCTGTGTGACGGTTAAGAGTGATTATGCGAGAAATACGACATAGCAGAAAACTCGGAGGTTCTTGTGGGGCGAAGAACCATTATGGCGGAGTGGAGCAGTGGTAGCTTGCCGGGTTCATGCCCCGGAGGTCACAGGTTCAAATCCTGTCTCCGCAATCTTGCGTGGTAGTTCAACGGAGAGAACATTATGAGCGGTTGTCATGCTTCATGTGACACGGACAGCAATAATTCTTTTTTCGATGGTAACGAAGAGATGATGGTTCGATTCCATCCCACGCAACTCATACGGTGTCTCAAAGCAAAAGTAACCAGAGACTTAATGATTCGCGGCTAGGTGTGAAAGCCGAGGACACGGAATGTTAATTTGCCCTAAGCGAAGAGATTGTGAGATGAAACACACAAATAATCAGAACGCCGTATAAAACAGAATATGGAGAGGTGGCGGAACTGGTAGACGCAATTTACATTGTGAAAACGTATCATTTCTGTGATACAAACAGCAAACAACACACTAGGGAATAAATGTAGTGTAGGTTCAAATCCTACCCTCTCCAATCAAGGCGATGGCGCAAATGTCCTTATAAATCAAGAAGATGCGCCAATTACATGAGTGAGGTAGCTCAGTTGGTAGAGCACGAAAGAAAAATGGATCATGTTTGTGATCCAAACAGCAATCTTTCATTCCATGCTAAGGACGTTGTCGGCGGTTCGAGTCCGTCCCTCACTCTATATGGCGATGTGGTGCAAAGGGAACACAGCAGCTCTGTTAAGAAGAATGTCATGTTAGTGGCATAACCAGCAAACTCCTTTCAATAACAATCCCAAGCTGCGGATAGGGGTTCGATTCCTCTCATCGTCTCTGCCCCGATTGCCGGTTATGGTAAACCGGATGGAACATGGTTGACAGGAGTGTTCCTTACAGCAATCGAGCATACGGGTTCAAGTCCTGTCGGGGCAATTAAGTGACGCTTACAGCAATCTTTCAAAACAGAAAATTCCATTGACAATATTTTCCCGTTTGAAACAGCGTCATGTAAAGAAATGAGG